AAGAATCACCGGCTGACGGTTTTCGGCAAAGGCACCAAGGAACGCGTGTTGCCATTTTCCCCGACCACGGCCAAGGCGCTATGGCGATACATGCAGGGTGAGCGGGGCGAGCACGGGCCGCGCGATGCGCTGTTTACGACCATCGATGGCCAGCCCATGACCCGAGAGGCACTGCTGCAGCTGTGCAACCGGCTGGGTGAGCGCGCCGGCGTCAGCGATTGCCACCCACACCGGTTTCGTCACACGTTTGCGGTCACGTTTCTGCGCAACGGCGGCAATGCCTACGAGCTGCAGGCGCTACTGGGGCACACTACCCTGGAGATGGTCAAGCAGTATCTCAGCCTGGCCCAAACCGACGTCGAAGCCGCCCACCGGCGGGCGAGTCCGGTGGAAAACTGGCGCCTTCGGTAATCAAATGTTTCATTTTGAAACGTCAGATTTTGCGTTTTGTCAGCAGGCCGTTATACTGTGTGTAACGGAGACCATCATGCCGGACCCAGCTCAGACCAAAGCGGACGCAGAAAAGCACATCCTTCTTGCCCTGCGAGAGGTGCGCAATCTTTGCTTGGCCGCTGCACTCAAGGGTCAGGGGTATGAGTTGACTTTGTACGGCAAAGGCAGCGGACCCGTGACGATTTCTCACACAGTCCACATGGGGCCGATCGTGTAACCCGTAGTTGCTGCGTAACCCGATAACAAGGGGCGCCAGGTTTCACCCAAGGGGTGAAACCTGGCGCTTTTTCTGTGCACATGGTGATTTGTGGCACTTGACAGCGTCCTGGCAGAACTATACAGGGACCGGGCATCAGCCGAGCGGCTGGTGACGGACGCGGGCCTTGATTCGGCGACCGTTGCTTGGGCGCCAAAGATGGCGGACACCTGGCACAACATCCTGGAAGAGGCTGAGCATCAGGGCAAGACGCATGTGCTGCTGCGCCTGGCTGTACACGAGTACCCGAACTATGCGCCGCTCGTGGCTGCCGTGCGTCAGGTGTTACCAGATGCAGCGCCACGTGATTTGCATGGCAGGATAAGCGTGCTGGAAACGGTCGTGGACCGGCACGAGACCATGCTGGAGTGGATCGGGCGGCGGGTCAACCCGTCGTTACAGCGTCGAGTGTCGTTTGTCATCGCTGCTGTGTTGTTCATTGTCGCCTGGTCATTTTGGATGATCCTGGACACACGGCAGTGGTATTTGCAGAACATTCTTGCAGCAGCCCTGATCAACCTTGCTTTCATTGTTGCCATCGCCGCGGTTCTCTGGCTGCCGGGAGCAGAGACGTGATGAAACGTGCTCGACGCCGGGTCATCGTGGTCCTGGCGATTTGCATAACGGTGCTGGCTGTAGGCTTCGCGGCTATGGCTCAGGACATTGCAGCTAAGCCGGTGACCTACGGAATCGAGACAATCACGCCGATCAACCCGGAGGTGTGCCCGGGCGATGTGCTGAGGTATCCGGTCGTGATCGATGTAGTTGAGATCCCGACCGTATTGTCGGTCGTGGAAACGTGGTGTCAGACCGGTGTCAATGGGACGTGCTCGGCGGCGTTGTCGCGATCGTATCAGCTGCCACTGCTGGAATACCGGCATGTCGAAACGATAGCCGTGAGGCCTGTGCCAGTAACCCCGTTTATCAGACCAGGCGAGACCTACGAGTTTTGGCACGCGGCGGTAAACAGTAGCACGACGGGGTATCGAGTGGTCGGGATCAAGATCAAGACCGATTGCGCAGAAGGGAGTGGCCAGGGTGGGAATTGATTGGACGCTGTTGCTGCTGATTGCGATCGTGGCCCTTGGCTTGCTGGGCCTAATCATCGCGCTGCAAACCACCGGTGGACGGCGCCGTTTGGCCGACGCGGCGCTGCGCATGGCTGAGTCACTGCTGGCTTACGCTATCCGCTGGCTGGAGTCGATCGGGCCGGAAGTGCCCGACGTGCCAGGTGTGACGATGATTAAGACAGAGTCACACGACCTGGCCAGGGCCCGCGCTGCGCACGCGTGCCTGGGATCGATTGCCGTGAGTGAGGTCTCAGAAGCGGAATGGCAAAGCCACGCGAACTAGCCGACGTGCAGGTGCGAGATCTCGCAGCTGCACTGGATGCAACTGAGACGATGGTGCTGCAACGGCGCCAAATCAGCGGCGGCTGGACGGTGGTGGGGTACGAATATGACCTGGTGCTGACGCAAGACCAGGTTCTGCGCCTGTCCGAATTCTTGATGGAGGCACACGGTGACAGTGGTGCCCAATTGCGCGTAGTGATTGAAAATGAATTTTGACGACGTTTTCCTGGACGGTGGAAGTACCGATTTTTCCGGTTTTACCGCCCCGCCCAATGCTCCGGGGCAGGCGGAAAGCCGCGCGGGGAAAACGGCGTTGGATGTCTACCTGGCAGGCCTCACCGAGCGCCCGGCCTGGACCACCGTTTACGAAGACCTGATGACGGAACAGGTCGAGATGACGGATGGCAAGGTGCGGCACCGCTGGGATTGGCGCAAGGCGCTGTACATCGCATGGAGCGTGGTGCCCAGGGAGAAACGCCAACCGAAAACCGAACAGGAGCTGGCGTCACTCATGCGGTTGGCCAGCACCAGGATTTTTCGGAAGTGGAAGGAAAAAGACCCAGAGATAGAGGAGCGCATCATTCGCCTGCCGCGTCAGATGCTCACCACGTACACGGCGGACGTGTACCAGGCCCTGGTCGACGTGGCCAGCCAGGCTATACCGGGTGCCCACCAGGACCGCAAACTGTTTTTTGAGCTGGCCGGCGAGTACAGCCCGCGGGTGTCTATGACAGGGACCGACGATGGCCCCGTCCGCATTGTGGTGGAATATGTCAACGGTAAGCGTCCAACTCCTGACGCCACATGAACACCAAGCCGAGTTCATGGACCACCGGGCCAAGCGTAAGGTGGTGCGCGCAGGGCGTCGTGGCGGGAAAACTACGGGCATGTCGATTTACGCCGTTGAGCAGTTCCTGGCCGGGCGCCGGGTGCTTTACGCGGCGCCAACCGCTGATCAGCTCGGTGCGTTTTGGAGACACGTGCTCACGGCGCTGCGTGAACCTATCGATGCCGGGGTGTTTCGCAAAAACGAAACGGAACACTTCGTCGAAGTCGAACTCACCGAACAGCGCATTAGGGCGAAGACGGCGTGGAATGCCGACACTTTGCGCGGGGATTATGCCGACGTGCTTATTTTGGATGAGTGGCAGCTTATGAACGAGGAAGCCTGGGACCGCGTAGGGGCGCCGATGCTGCTGGACAACAACGGCGACGCGGTGTTCATCTACACACCGCCGAGCCTGGCCAGCCGCAGCGTCTCGAAGGCTCGGGATCCGCAGCACGCGGCAAAGATGTTCAAGCGGGCGCAGCAAGATGATTCGGGCCGCTGGGCTACGTTCCATTTTCGGTCGGCGGATAATCCCCACATATCGGCTGATGCATTGGCCGATATCGCCAAGGACATGACCGCCCTGGCGTACCGGCAAGAGATCCTGGCCGAGGACGTGGACGAAGCTCCTGGCGCATTGTGGACACGGGCGAACATCGAAGCGGGCCGGGCGTTGAAGTCGCCAGACTGTGAGCTGGTGGTGGTGGGGGTTGACCCGACTGCCACCTCGACGGGGGATGAGGCGGGCATCGTGACGGGTGGGCGCCGTGGGCATGACTGGTACACGATGGCAGACGACTCAATGCAGGGGTCACCGGATGCCTGGGCACGCGCAGCGGTGACCGCATACCACCGACACAAAGCGGATTGCATTGTGGCAGAGAGCAACAACGGCGGCGAGATGGTAGCATCCGTGATCCGCCAGGTTGATGCCGGGGTGCCGGTGCGACTGGTGCACGCCAGCCGGGGCAAACAAACCAGGGCGCAGCCAGTGGCCGCGTTGTACGAGCAGAAACGCGGGCATCACGTGGGCAGCTTCCCCGCGCTGGAGGATGAAATGTGTCTTTGGGTGCCGGGTGACCCGTCACCGAACCGCATGGATGCGCTGGTATGGGCGGCCACCTACCTGATGGTCGATGCCACCGGCCCCGCCCAAACGACGGAGAATCCGTTCTATGCCTGAACTTGTTGCGTATCCTGACAAGCCGCAAGACCTGATTGACCTGGCAGCAGACGAGCGCAAGGCGCGCGCCAACAGCACAGCGGCCGCCTGGCAATACTACGATGGCGACATGCGTAAGCCGTTGAAGGTCAAGCCCGGGCAGCCGGATGACAATGTACTGGTCAACCTCGTGGCGAAGATGGTTGACCAGGCAGTTGAGCTGCTTTTCGGCGCCATGCCAGCGTTTGCCCTAGACGCAGAGGATGACCGCAGTCCGGCTGAGGTCGTGCTTGACGTACTGTGGCAGTCCAACCGGGGTAACATCTTCCTGAACAACCTGGGCACGAACGGCGCGCTGGCTGGACACTGTTTCGTCAAGGTGCTGCCGACAGGTGACGTGGCGCGCCCGGTGCGATTGGTTGCGCTGAAACCGGAGCAGATCACGGTGTTCTGGGCGCCAGACGACATCGAGCTGGTACAGTGCTACATGGTCTACTGGTCCCAGGGCGGGACTGAGTACCGCGAGGATCACATCAACCAGGGTACATCGTGGCGGATCGTCAATTTGATGCGCACCGGCCGCGAGTGGGTACAGACGGCTGACCAGCTATGGCCGTATCCGTGGGCGCAAATCGTAGACTGGCAAAACCTACCCAACCCGCGCTGGTACTACGGACAATCAGACCTGCAAAACCCGGCACTGAACGACGCCTTTAATTTCGTGGCGTCGAACACCCAACGCATCATCCGTTACCATGCCCACCCGCGCACGATCGGGACTGGCTTTCGGGCCGGCGAGATGAGCGACACGAGCGTCGAAGCGTTCTGGACAATCTCAAACCCTGACGCCAAGGTTGCCAACCTGGAGATGCAATCCGACCTGGCCAGCAGCATGACGTTTGGACAGGCGTTGCAGGCTCAGTTTTGGTCGGAGCACCGCGGTTTTGACCTGACCAGCGTCAGGGACCGCATCGGCCAGCTGACGAACTTCGGCCTGCGCGTGCTGATGTCGGACGCGCTGAACAAGGCCAGCACCAAGCGCGAACTGTACGGCCTTGGGCTGCAACAGATCAACCGGCGAGCGCTAGACCTGCTTGGTTACGGTGCCGACAACATCACGGCCATCACCTGGCCGACGATGCTGCCGGAAAACCAGGTAGAGCAGGCACAGGTGCAGCAGATGCTGCTGGGCATGGGCGTCACGTCGAAGGCAACGGCGGCGGCCGCCCTGGGGCTGGATTGGGAGCAGGAGCAGCTGCGCGTGGAAGATGAAAGCGCGAGCGATGACAACGTGGGCGCGCGCCTACTGCGCGCGTTTGAACAGGGGCAGTAATGGCTTTTATCAGCCCAAGGATCGTCACGTGGAACGACCTGCAACGGTCGGTCATGCCGCATATCGTCGGCTACGATTGGGCCGTCAACGCGCTGGGCGAGCTGTGGCGAATGTCCACGCCGACGCCTGAAAGCGTGCAGGCGGCAATGGCCGGCGTGCCGTATGTTGAGCGCCGCATCCTGTACCCATCGCTGTTCGCGCAATGGTGGGCGGACGTGCAACAGCGCCGGGGCATTCCGGCAACATTGGATCAGATCATACCTGCGAGGTGACAGATGGCAATTGATGTGAGTGTAACGTCTGCCTGGCGTGACGCATTCGACAGATCGACGCACGGCCTGATCGTGGTGGATTATCCGCATCACGAAATCCACGGCGGGTCATCGTTCGTTGCCAGTGGGACCGTGGACCTCGGCAACGGCGCAACGATGAATATCAACGTCAAGACGCCAAACAGCACGAAGTACAGCCACGTCGTCTTTTCAGTGTCGCACGAGCTGGAGGCGGCAATCAACCTGTACGAGGGCTTTGCTCCGTCGGGCACCGCTGACGGCGGGACGCCTGGGGTTGCGGTGTCGGTTTGGAATCGCAACCGCAACAGCAGCACGGCAGCTACCACCCTGGTCTATTCCGGCGCGACGGTCGGCACGGCTGGCACGGCCAGCGCGGGAACGCTGATTTGGGCGCACCACGAGGGCGGCGGCAGCACACCAAACCGCTTTGGCGGCGAAAGTCGCGGCATCTCGGAGTGGGTGCTCAAGGCCAACACGCAATACCTGTTTCAAATCATCAACGCGACGACCAGCGCCAACTACACAGCATGGGAAGTTGACTGGTACGAGCACACAGACAAGGAGTAGCGTGCCCACACCCGCGCCTGAGCATCCGACCGTCCAGACAGCCGACGCACTGCGGGCCGACCTGCTGCGCAGGGATCGCGCGATGGCGGGCCGCATGGTGCGTCAATACGGCGACATCTACGCCAGGCTACGCACCCAGATTGCGGCGCTGGATGCTGAGATCGCGGCGATGGACAACCCGACACCGGGTCGGGTGGCGCGGCTGGCACGGTTCCGCGCAATCCAGTCACAGATCGAGGCGGAGGTGGGGCGGTTCGGCGCCTGGGCTGAAACGGAGATCACGACAGCCGCACGGCAGGCGGCGCGGGAGGGGTTGGATCATGCGGAGCAGTTGACCCTGGCTGGCATACCGGAGCCGCTCAAGCCGGCGGTGCGTGTGGTCTGGAATCGCCTCCCGGCGGAGGCGCTGGAACAGCTCATGAGTTGGTTGCAGGAAGATTCGCCGATGCGCGCACGGCTGGTCGAGCTGCTGGGGCCGGAAGCCGCAGATCGGGCGGGGAAGATGCTGCTGGATGGCCTGGCGTTTGGGTACAATCCGCGCATGGTGGCTGACCTGATGCGGCAGGCGCTGGGGATGTCGCTCGTCGATGCGCTGCGCCAGGCCCGCACATCGATGCTGTGGGCGTACCGGGCGGCGACGCGCGCAGGATACCAGGCTAACAGCGACCTGGTGATCGGCTGGATCTGGCACGCCGACCTGGGGCCGCGCTGCTGCCTGGCGTGCATTGCGCAGCATGGCAGCCTGCACCCGGTAAGCGAATTGTTGAATGACCACCACAATGGCAGGTGTGCAATGATCCCGGTCACGAAGTCTTGGAAGGACCTAGGTTTCGAGGGCATACCCGACACAAACCCGGACATCAAAAAGGGGCGTGATTGGTTTGCCAGCCTGCCGGCCGACGAACAGCGTAAGCTGTTTCCGTCCGAAGTGCTGTGGAAGGCGTTTCGAGATGGCACCATCGGCTGGGATGACCTGATCGGATCGCACCACGATGCGGTCTACGGCGAGATGTTGAAGCTGCCCAGCGCAAAGGAATTGCTGGGTGACAGATACCGCGAATACCGCGGTTGGAAAAAGGCGGCATAGGTGGCATACGTCAGCATCGTACTACCGACCTACAACCGGGCCGACTGGCTACATGGCGCAATCGAGAGCGTTCTGGCGCAGACGTTTGAAAAGTGGGAGTTGGTCATCGTTGACGACGGCTCGACCGATAACACCCGTTCCTCGTTGAGACAGTACAACGATATGCGGATACGGGTCATCCACCGCGCGCACGAAGGCCAGACGATGACCATTCGGGCTGGCGTCGAAGCCTGCTTGTGGGAGTACGTTGCGTTCCTGTCGAGCGATGACGAGCTGACACCAAACGCCCTGGCGGACTACGTGGCAGCACTGGACGCCGGCGCGGATGTGGTCTACGGTGACACGTGGATCGAATGGCGCGACAGCATCTTCAGCGGGAATGCGGGCAGCCGGAGCCTGGCGAAAGCGGTTGACCACAACCTGCTACCGGCGCGCAACGTCGTGTGGGGCTGCGCATTCCGGCGCAGCGTGTATGACGCCCTGGGCGGGTGGCCGGTCCACTGGCAAATCGCGACGGATTGGGGTTTTTTCCTATCGGCTTACGCGAGCGGATACAAATTTGTGGCGGTGCCGAGCACGACCTACACGTACCGGTATCACGTGGGTGGACAGACGTTCACCCAGCGTCAGCTACAGCTTGACGAGTCGGCTGACGTACAGCGCAAATATCAGGCGGGGCTGCTCGACGTGCGAACGTGGGCGGGTCAGCGTTTTCTGATAGAACACCTCCAGGAGGGGTAAAAATGGCAGACGATGTGGCCCTGGACGGGCAACCGGAAGACGCCGGGCAGGAAACCGGCGAACAGGAGCAGGCACAACCGGACGTGGCGCAACTGCTGAACGAGATCAAGGCACTGCGACGGGAAAACGCCAAGTGGCGTACCCAATTGCGCGGTGTCGAGGAAGCGCAGCAGGCGAAAGCCAGAGCGGAGATGACCGAACTGGAACGATTGCAGGCCGAACTACGCGAAGCGCAGGAAGCACGCACCCGCGCCGAGCAGGACCGGCGGCAGGTCGCCATCCGGTCGCAGGTCGTCACCGCGGCAGCCAAGGCCGGATTCAATGACCCGGAGGATGCCTACCGGATGCTGGACGCGTCTACGCTGGACGTGGACGATAACGGCACCGCAGGCGGTCTGGATGTGGCATTGAAGGACCTACTCAAAACGAAACCATACCTGGCAAAGCAGGCTACACCGGGCACCTACAGCCCGACCAACCCGGCAGGCGGCTCACCACAGGAAAGTGATCAGGCGCGCATGGCGCGAATCTACGGAACTGGTGGAGGCAAGTCCGGCGTGTTCGGCGGGTCCGGTGGCGGCGTAGTCTGGAACACGAAACCGGAGTAACATTATGGCAATCACTCAATACACCAGCATCAGCTCGTTCATCGCGGGAATCTACGAAGACGCGCTGCTGGTGGCACGCGAGAGTGGTCTGATGCCGTCATTGGTGAGCAACTACAACGCCATGGGGCGCATGGTGCGAACGTTCAGCACCCGCCCGGAGGTGTCCTACGAAACGGTTGCAGACGCGGTGGATTACAGTAATCCCACCACGTTCGGCAAATCGTCAGTCGGCACCCTCACCCCTGGCGAGGTCATTGCTCAATTCATCCTCACGGATGCCAACGTCGAATCGGACCCAGACAACGCGCGAAGTCAGGCGGCGCAGGAACTTGGCGAGGCGGCAGCGAAGAAGGTCGATACCGACCTGCTGACCGTGTTTTCAAGTTTCACTGTGGATACCGGTACTGCGAACAGCGCGTTCAGCACCACGATCATGGCGGACGCAATCAGCCGGCTGCGGGCGGTCTACGCCCCATCCGGCGCACTGCGGGCCGTTTTGCACCCGTACCACTGGCACGATGTCTTTCTTGAGACCGGCGTGCCGGCGGCTACCTACGCCAACAAAGACGCGGCAACTTCACAGGCGCTGCGCGATTACTGGATGGCGAACTACCTGGGCGTCCCAGTCTACACCTCGGCCAATATCGCGGTCGACGGCAGTGACGATGCTGTCAGCGGGGTGTTTGCACCGCAGGCCATCGCGCTCGACGTGCGCCGCGCGTACCGGCTGGAGCCGGAGCGTGACGCCAGCCTGCGCGCATGGGAACTCAACGCTACGATGGTCTACGCTTACGGGCTGGGCGAACGCCCGACCTGGGGCGTCAAGATCACCGCTGACGCGACGGCGCCATAAGGGAGGGGATCATGTTTCAGAGTCAAATCGCTTTCCCCGTAACGGTCAACTTGACCGGCGACCTGGCCGACGAGACTTATTCGGTCTGGAAAGCCCCGTTCGCTGGCGAGGTCATTGACCTGTGGGCCGTTGTTGGCGCAACTCTCACGGCGGGGTCAGGCACCGGCCTGGCCATCGTCCTGCAAAACGGCGGGCAGGCGGGAACGTCCACGACCGCCATCGGCACCGTGGGCAGTGGCACCGCGGACGAAGGATGGGTGGCTGACACGGTGCATGCCGGGTCGGTCGGGGTCGCGACGTTCGTCGCTGGGGATGTCCTGTGCGTCAAATACGACGAGACCGGCACGTACAATCCCGCGTGGCTGAACGTCGGCTTCAACGTGCGTTACGGCACGAGCTGACAAGGGTGGGGAGGGTAACACCTCCCCACGTCTCGGCTGATAAGACACATTACGGGAAGGGGGCAACATGCCAAACCTGACGCACGATCAACTACTGGCACTCAAAGCCGACATCCTGGCTGACCCGGTGCTGGCTGCGTGGGCCGCAACCGGGCGCATGTCGCAGGAGATCGCCGACGCATACAACCTGCCGGCCTCGCCGGCCTGGTACGTCTGGCGCACTGCCGTCACCAACGTGGAGTGGCGCGCGGCGATCATCGGCGGCGGCGGGGCCGGGCAACTCGACGCGCTGACGGCGTCCAAGCGCGGCTCACTGCTGTGGGCGGTCGAGGATACACTCGATCCGTCCAGTCCCAACGTCCGGGCTGCGCTTGACGACTTCTGCGGCTCGCAGAATACGCTTAAGGCGGCAATCCAGGCCGCCGAAAAGCGCACGGCGAACAGGGCCGAGAAGCTATTCAGCACCGGCGCTGGCAGCCAAGCGACACCCGCCACAATGGGGTGGGAGGGTACGCTCACCTACCAGGACGTGGAAGCGGCGTTGGCGGAGGTGTAGGTATGGCCCTACCGGACTATTTCAAGATCGAGCCAGGTACAGCGATCGTCTG